GCCTTGCCGACGGCGCCCGCCGGGTTCGTGAGCAGCACCGGCACGTTGAGGGGGAACGCCTCGGCGTCGGCAGCGGGCGCGGTGGCTACCAGGCCAATGATGGCCGTCGAGATCATGCGGATGGCTGCGCCGACGGCCGTGGTTTCGAAGACGCGGACGCCGTGATGGTATTCGTAAGCCATGGGCTTTACTCCGGTTGCGGGGTGGTGTGGGGCGTGGCCACCAGCGGCGCCACGTCGGGGTTTTCAGTCACAAAAGCGTCGAGCTTCTGCTGCGGGGTCAGGGGCTGTGGCACGGCCGGACGGGGCACGAGTTCCCACAGCACACCGTTGAAGCGCGGCCACTGGTCGGCAGGCCATTGCGAGTGCCAGAGACCGTCCTCGTCCTGGGTGAGCCAGCCTTCGGGCATGGGAGCCTCGACGGCACCGCGCGGCGGGTAGAAGGTTCCGGGTTCAAGTTCGCACTCCCAGGAATCGACCACGGCCAGGAACAGCCCGGCGCCGTTGAGTTGAAAGGCGTTGCGTCGGTTGCGCATCAGAAGACCCTAATGGTTGGAACGTAGGCCCGGCCGTTGGGGTTGGCGTGGTCGCCGCCCTGTTCCAGCACGCGGCCGGTGTGGCGGTGCCTGCCGCCCCGGCTGGTGGGTTCTTCTCGGGTGACGCCACCGCCGCCGCCAGCAATGCCGTCGTAGTCGCGGCCCTGATCCCATTGGCCTTTGACGATGTGCTCGTGTTCGCCGCCTTCGTCGATTTCCAGACCGTGCCCGTGCCGCTTGTTCTGGCTATTGAGCCACGCGCCGACGGTCATGCGGGTATCGAGGCCACGGCCCATGTCCGCGTTGCCGTCCCAGCCGCCACGGTCATCGGGCAGGTTGAAGGTATTGAAGCCGTCGCCTGCGCCGAAGCGGGTGCCGATCTTGGCGAACAGGCGCGCGTAGGCTGTCCGGCTGATCGCCGCGCCGTCGCGCACCCGCCATCCCGATTCAATGGCTTCGGTCGGCATCTTGCCGATGGAGCCGATGGGCACAAGTCGGTCGAACAAAGCGTCGACCTCGGCCCGGCTGTACACGCCGAGGTTCGTGCGAGACGTGGCCGCATTGGCCACGTCGGCGAGGTTCTTGCTGCGTTCCAGCGGCGCAGGCGCGCTGCCGGTCGGTTCGTTCTGGGCAAAGATCGCAACGGTGCCCGCCGGGTAGCTGGTGGCCAGCGTCAACAGGCTCGGATCTTCCGGGTCTGCCGTCCATTCGTTGCGGCGCAGGCGCTCGCCGTTGATGTAGACCACCAGGCCGCGCGTGGTGGTCACGTCCAAGTCGACCACGGTCTGATCCGCTCCCAGGAGCTGGCTTTCCTCGATGCAGTCAACCGTGACGTTCTGCGCGTCCGGATCGACCCATTCGGTGTCGCCGTCTTGGTTCGATTTCTTGCGCAGCACCTGGTTGGTCGTGCCGCCAGGGATCAGCGCTGCACTGGTGATGCTGTTGCGCACCCAGGACTGGGTAGCGATCACCACATTGGGATCAATGGTGAACGTGATGCTGTCGGCGTTGAGCACCGCGAAAACCAAGCGCACCGACGTGTCGCTGAAGGCGCCTTCAGAGGCCTCGGGTTTGTAGACCAGCGGGAGATTGCTGACGACGTAGAAATTGCCGTTGGCGTCGACCACCGCGGCTTCCCGGATGTTGAAGCCGCCCACGCTGCTGGGAATGATGGCCTCAGCGATGTACTGCCGGTCATCGTCGGGGTTGGGGTAGACGCGGTTGAGGGTGACGCGAAAACGCTCGCGCACCAACTGGGTCATGGTGTCCGACACCTCGACGGGGTTGCCTGCGCCGTCGCCGATAGCCATCACCACCAGCTCCGTTTTGGAGCCAGTGACGTTGGCCCGGTTCATCTGCCGCAGGCCTTCGAGAGTGTGGATGGTTTTGAATGCCATGCCGCCAATTTGCCGATGATTTCGCGCGGGCGCGAGTGGTGGCCAATGTGGCGGTGACGGGTACGGATCAAGCTGTCCAACTCACGGAAGGGAAGCCGCCGTTTTTTCGGCTCTGAAGCAAGTGACATGAAATTTGCCTGATACTGGTGCTCCTAATTGGAGGAAATGCGATGTCTGATACGACCCCGAACCAACATGTGCAAGCTGTTATTGATGATAGACAAGAGGCGGAGCGAGTCATAGATGAAATCGTGGCGCTGCTTCGGCAGCGCGGATATGACGTTACTCGAGAAGCTGTACGGCAGGCTGTACTGCAAAAAGCCCATTCATATCCGGAAGCCAGTTTAGCGGCGGTAGCCCGCGACATTCTTGCTAGGTTATTGGATGGGTCCCTGACAGTGGATGATTTTTTGGGATTTCCACCGTCAAAAATTAGCATTCCCAAGAATAAATTTTGATCGTATCGAATCACGCCTACCACAGCCCGTATCAGCGGGCTGCTTACTGGTCGTTCACCAGAGGAACGCTTACGGGAACACCACGCCACGCGCAGCCACCCGGTTCTGCATTGCTTGCATGACGGCGTGGAGTTGCTCAACGCTCAGCGCTGCGCTGTACACTGCAGCCCCCATCCACTTTCCACCCAGCAGCAACGTGTTGGCCGTATGTCGATACAGTCCTAGACTCAGCGTGTCAGGCGCCGTCAGGTACTGGTCCATCCAGGTCTTGAGAGCCTCGGCGCTGACCGTTACCGCTTGACGCCCCAGTCCGTCTGTCAGGTATAGCGCCCCTGCGCTCTTGTCGAAGGCTAGGCCGATGACCTTCGGAACGTTACCCGACGACCCCGGAACCGGCGCGCGCTGGTTGGCCGGCGTCACCCCAGGAATGTTGCTTCCATCACCAGCAAAAATCGCAACATTCCCCAAGGCTCCAGACGTTTGCTGAAGAAGTGCGTTGACCGCGAACCGTTTGTTTGATGGATTAGCACCGGTCGCGATATTGACGTTGATGGAGGCCTTGGGGGACAGCAAGTTGGCATAGTTGACTGCCGACGCTCCCTCCGCTGCGATCTGGACGGCCATCACCACACTGAATGAGCCCCCGAGGGTCAGCGGGGTGTGAATGGGAATGCCGTTGACCGGCACAGTGAATCCGTATGACTCTTTGATAGGCTGGCCCCACAACGGGGCCAGTACGGCATGGCGGTCGTGTCCACTCGAATCGAGGAACGCGCCAGCATGGGCTTGACCATTTGCACCTTCTTCTGCAAGGTACAGGGCGTAAAGGTCGGTTGCAGGAAAGCCCGCAACGATCTCTTCGACGACAGGCAGATTCGAGGATCCAACGGAGACTGAACGAAACTTGATTTTGGTGGAAAGCGACATCAAACACTCCAGGTTTGAGGAATACGGAAAAGAGTGCACCAGTTGTGATTCGGGTAGGGCTTGCCCACCAGTGCGGCGATGTTGGCTGCCGGGTAGTCCCCCGATCCAGCCGTGTACTCGTAGTTGTCCAGGGAAACAAACGGGTCGCTGTCTCGTAGCATCCCTGCACCACCGGTTTGCTGGCTTGCGTACCACACGTAAGCCGTACCGCTGATATCCCGACTCCACTCCAACTTGACCAGGTATCCGTCAACGATCGACACACCCGTCAGGGTCACATCCCCCTGGTCATCAACCACGCGGAAACCCTTGGCTGCAAGAGTGGCGGCCACACTGCCGACATAGGGGGTATCGAAGACAAGCGGTGCGACCGGGACATGAAACAGGACATAGCACCAGCGCGAGTGCATTTCCACCTTGAAGGGGTGCACCGGTTTCCAGTCTTTGCGCTCAACGAGCACGCGATGCATGACCTTGGCAGCCACATTGCCGAACCAGCGCACGCCGTTGGCGTCGAAGTGCCCTCCCTTGTCTGTGTACGGGTAGCTCGGACCAACCATCCAGACGTCCCTGCGATTCAGTGCAGCCTTCAGTTGAGCCATGGGCACGCCCGCAAGAACCGCATCCTTCACCCAACCCATGGACGTCTGATAGATGAAAACGGCAGGCGACAAGGGCTGTCCAAAGATTGCGCGGCCGTCGATCTGCATGTCGTTGAACCACGCATCCTGCAACGCACCGTAGTCAGCCTCTGATGTGGCTGCACCAAAGGTGGTGTCCGAGTTGTACTCGCCTTGCATCGGCAGTGTGGCGAGGATCTGACTTGGCTGCGCCTGGGCGTCGGCGATGGCTTTAATCTGGGCAAGGGCGCTGGTGTAGCGACCATACGCGCCAGCAGGATGGCCTTTACTCAGGGCTTCGATAGTCCTGCCTGAGATGCCTACAGCTGCTGCAACCAGTTGGCGGCTCACATCTGCATAGGGCAACCCGAACTTGTCGCAAAACAGTCGCTTTAACCCGTTGCATGCTCCCTCGAGCGGCGTCTCGCCCCGCGCGTTGTCACCCGTTGGAAGCGTCGCCGTCTGCTCATCATTCAACTGCGAGCCATCGGTATTCGATTGATGCGTCGCGACCAGAGGATAAAAAGCCGATGACCCAACCGGCAAGAAGGTGTTGGATGCCACGCCCTGTGGACGAAGGGACTGACCAAGCATCAAATTCCCTGCGATCTGCGTCTTCGACTTACGTGGCCAGGTCTCGTTCGCGGTTCCGAGTGATTGACCATTACCAACGATGACGTTGTACTTGTGCGAAATCGATGGGATACCCGAGATCGTTCGATCACGCACGGCGGCGGCACGAGCTCGCGCCGCTTCGATCAGTGCAGTCGGTGCTGCGTCGCCGTCGTCGCCCAGGGAGTACCACTTGCCGTTGAGCATTCCAGCAAACGGCACATCATTGACATCGACAAACACAAGGTCGTAGTTGAACGATCCAAAGGACACCTCGACCTCATCGTCCTGGCCGAGGAACATGCCGTGCATGGTCGCCAATGGAATCGTCAACCCGCGCGAGCCAGCTTCCTGCGGGCCGACGCCTGCCAGGAGCTGGTTGAACTGATCCACGAAGACTGTGGGGAACAATTTGCGCTGACCGTTGATAGACACCGCATATTGGCGATCAACCTCTTCACTGATGAGCCTCCGCCGAGCGTCGACCTCTGCAGCGACCTCTTCGCTTGCGACGATGTCATCTCGCCGCATGGATACACCGGCCACATTCTCAAAAATAGTCGTCCGCTTGAGCCCGGAAGGGCCATTCTTGAAAATCTTGAAGAACTTGTTTGGGGTCGAGGCTGTTGCAGCAATGCCCTCTGCCTCAGTGTTGACGGTCGGATAAGCCCCTTGTGTAAGCACGATCTGCACACCATCCTGAACGGTCTTGACCCCTTCAGTGACAGTCGCCACTGCACCCGAATGACGCAGTTCCTCATGGATCTTCCGCAGGTTCGGCATTGGGCCGGAATCGGTCTGCACATCGCCAGCCGGATCGTGGATAAAGCTGCGCAGCGTGTCGACCGCCTCGCCAAATGGGATGACGCGTTCGTTGAGTTCCTGGGTCATAGATCGTCCGGAATCGTGAGGGCTTGCGGCAGTGCCGTGTGCACGAGGTGAAGAATGGAATTGACGGCCGGCAAGGTGCTTTCGGCTTCGCCGAACACAGCCGCGTCGATGAGCAGGTCCAAGGCCATCCCGCCGTCGCTGTAGCGAGGTGTGCCGTCCGACACCGTGATGTCGTTGCCTGTGGTGGCGAAAGCAGCCACGCGCAGCCGGCTGTCGCTGGTGACAGATGGCACGACACGGTCAAGATGAGAGCGCGTGTTCTTCGCGCGGTCCACCACTTGGGAGAGTCGCTTGAGCTGAGCCTGTGTGTAGCCGGATTGCCGTGCGTCGAGGTGAAGGCGGAAGGTGTAGGGGGCTGCAGCGGGAATCTGCTGATACCACTCCTGCACCGTGCCCGTGACGCCCAACGCAGCGACGGCCTGCTGTACGGCTCCGATGGTTCCCTTGGCTCGCTTGATCTCAATGGACGATGCGATGACCTGCCGCTTGACGTTGGCGTCCCATGAGTCGTCCCAGTCGTCGACGCGAAAGGCATAGGCGAGCCAAGGCAGCAGATGCTCCGGGCAGGCCCAGGGGTTGAGCATGTCGCGGATCGGCACCGAGATGGCCGTCAGGTTGGCCCCCAGGCGCGACATCGCGCGCTCCATCGCGGTTGCGTTGGGCGGCAGCAGCGTGATGTCAGTCACCGTCAACCTCGACCGTCAACGTGATGGCGTCGCAGTAAGCGGCCTGGCTGGCCTCGACGACGACGTCAGCCAGGGGCTGGGCGAGCGTCACGCGCAGCGCCCCGGGCTGGTGAAGGGCGCGGTGAATTCCGCTGATGCTCGGCCCCATGCCCAACAGGCGGGTAGCGTTGGCGTAGGCCTGGCCTGCGGCGCCCGCCTGCTCACGCACAGTTTCCGGGCTGGAGCCGTTCGACACGTAGATGGCTGCCTCGATGGTGTAGTGCACGATGCTGGCCGACAGCACCGTGACCTGATCGGTCAGGGGGCGCACCTTGAAGGCATTGAGCGCTGACGCGACGGCTGCCAGCAGCTCGTCGCTGGCCACGCCATCGCCTTCACGCGAAAGGACGTAGACCAACACCTGCCCCGGGGCCGGGCTGACGATACGGGCGTCGAGCACCTGGGCACTGGCCGACAGGGCGTGGTAGCGGTAGCTGTCGGTACTGCCCGCCGTGGTATAGCTCTCCAGGCTGAGCAGGATGCGCGCGCGGAAGTCGTCGTCGGCTTCACGCACTGCCGGCACCGGCGGCACGGCCTCGATGTCGGCTTCGACCAGTGTCAGGCGCAGCACGCCCAGATTCGCACCGCGCTGGTCAAGATCGGTGCCTGTGGCGTAGGCCAGCATGGTGGCCTTGGCCGAGTCGTTGACGTGGGCGCGCAGGGCCAGCTCCCGGTAGACGTTGTCTTCGAGCAGGATGGTCAGGGGCTCCGACTCCAGCGCGAGGGTCGCTGTGATGTCGGCCTGCATGTCGGCGGGCATGGCGGCGATCAGCTCGGCCTTGCGTTCGGCCAGCAGCGTCTCGAAATTCAGTTCTTCAATGACGGCCGGTGCGGGGACTTGCGACAGATCGATCATGCTGCGCCCCCGATGGTCACGGTCTGCTGGGTCGCGGCAAACGCGCCCCGGTCGAGGCGCTCAAGGTAGAAGGTGCACTGACCGCCTTCGCCCAGCACTGCACGGGCGCGGCGAATGGTCGTGCGCGGCTCCCATTTCATGATGGCTTGCACGGCAGCGGCCTGCAGGCGCAGCAGGTTGGATGGTGTGGCCGGCTGGTCGACCAGCGACGGCACCAGGCTGCCGAAAGGCCGCCGCATGACGCGTGAGCCGATGGGCGTGGTCAGGATGATCCGGATGGATTGGCTGATGTGGTCGGCGAGCGACATGCGCCGGCCGGTTGTGGCGTTCATCATGATTCGGTCGGGGTGGGTTGGGCGGTTTGCTGGCTGCCGATGGCGACGCCGCCGTGCGGATGCTTGACCAGGCTGACACCAGCGGCGACCAGATCCACGCTGGCCGTCAGGGTGCCTTCGATCTGGGCGGATGACGTTGCACCCGCTGCCACGCCGCTGCCCTTCATGCCGCCCTGGTAGGTGAGCGTCC